ATCGCCTTGTGCAAGTATTTTAAACTGGTACGCAAATACTGTTGTACTTCCGTTTCCAGAGTAACTGTTTTTAGCTATGGTAGTTGTTATAGTCATATCGCCTCCTATTATACACCATTCGTATTATTTTAGTAGTATTTAATTTTCAAAATATTCTTGTAACCTTCTTGCCTTATCTGGATCTGCTGCATGTTCTTCAATGTATATGTGCCACAAATTTTCTCGTACTTTTTTATCTGTTTCACTTACTATATCAAAAACAAAATCTGGTAATTCTGCTTCTGATATTAACTCTCTCAGTATTCCTTTGTTGTTTGCTAAATCTGGGTTTTTAATGTACAATGCTTGGTTTTCTTTATCTGTTATTTTGTCAACATCTCCAAGTATTATTTTTTTAATTGCTCTTTGTGCATACAAGTCTACATCATTTTTAAACTCGTCAGCTATTATTTTCATTTCTCTAATATCATCTGCTATTGGATAATCACCTACTCTTATAAATTTACCTAACGATTGACCAACTGGATAATTTAATAGTTCCTCTAGTTCTGTTAGTATTTCATCTTCGTTATTTGTTTCTAGTCTATACAAAGTTGATGGGCCATAGTTATTATAGAAATATCTTAAAATCTCAATATTTTTTTCTCTACCACCTCTTCTCATAACATTTTGGTCTATTGCAACGCTGTTTGAATATTCATCATACACATTATTTCCTGATAAAAATTGTACTAAATCTTGAGTACCAGTTATTATTGGATTAAATGTTGGGAATGTTTCATTAACCAAACCATCAATAATTCTTGATCCTACAGATCCTCTTTCTGGTGTACCTGCTATTGCGTCTGCTGTTTGATTTAATAAACCATTGAATAACCTACCAGTTGGATCTAATGGTATTCTTAAATAAACTAATTTTCCATACTCTACGTTTGAGTTTTCTTTATCTGTAAAATCAGCTATAGGTATATTAATAAAATTATCTTGGTCATATTGACTTATGCTTTTAGAGTATGCGTATATTGCTGCACCGAACAATCCGAATCTAGCTGCAATTTCTAATAATTTTGGCCCCATTATTATTGATTGTTTAAACATCCAGTTCATAGGATTTGCTCTAAATGATCTGTAATCGCCTTCCCAACCTCTTAGTATTGCGTTAAAAAAAGTAAAAATGCCATTTGCTAATACTGCTTTTTTACCTTTTACAGCTAAATGTGGGCCACCTCCTCTTTGTCTTACAATTTGCTTTATTTCTTCTGGAGTGTAAGTTATTTTACCCTCTTTTTGTAAATCTTTAATTAAGTCATACGCTGCTATTTTAGTAAGTCTTTCTGCTGTCCAAGCAACATCTGAAACTCTTTTTAAAAATGTGCTTATGTTATTTTGTGTTTTAATAAATTCTTTATCATCCATCTTTTGTAAAAAAGTTTCTAAATCGTACTGTTCGTCAGTCAGATCACCTCTTTTGCGTGCTTCGTCTAATCTTTTAAGACCAGCTTGCCCCCTGTATCCATCTGCGTTAGAAATTAAAAATCCTTGCGTCATCATATCTCTTGTAACGTCATCATAGTGTCCTTTAGACAACCTGTAAGCTCTCGGCATGTTCTTCAACATGTATTTTAAAAAACCGTGTTTACCTAGTAATTTTATTTCTGGTATGTTTTTATATGTTCTTTGTACGTCTTGCAGTGTTTGCGTTACCCAAAATGTAGGATTTATTTCTGTCCAAATATATCTGTATATTGCCATACTTCCGCCTAGTCCAAATTCAATTTCATTTATAGCTCTGTACGGATCTCTATCTATGGCTGCTTTTGCATACTCATTTATTCTAGCGTATTGGACTTTCCCTCTTTCTCTCCAAGAAATTATTTCTGTGCCTCTTCGTAATTCTCTAGGTACGTCTATTGGTTTTCCGTTTTTGTCTTTTTTTAGTCTTGTTATTATTCTATCTTTCCACTCTGGTAATCCTTTTTTTGCCATCATTGGACTATCTAATTGCTCTAGTGCAGTTTTGTTTCCTTCCAATGCTCTAATAGTTTTTACAACAGCAGAGTTTCTTATTAACATTCCTATTAACATTAAATCTTTTTCCATAGTAGCGTCTAGTGGATTTACTATATCTGTAATATCTCCTTTTGTACCTCTGTTAAAAGATGCAGCTGCCAATGTAAATCCTGCTGTTGCTTCCAAATTTACTAACGCTTTGTCTATTGGATTGAAGGTAATATAACTATAGTTACGGAACATATCTTCTAATTCTCTTGCACTAAATGCGCCAGATTCTTCTATTAATCTACGCATAATTTCATCTCTTACTTCTCCAAATTTGTCTGCTAGTTTACCTAGCTCTGGATGTACTTTTCTATAATCCTGATACAAATCGTAAGGAGTTCTGCCTTCGTTTACATATTCATCTATATCTCTTTTTGATATCATAATACCTTCTTGACGTGCTATAGTTATGTCGTCATCAGTTCCTAGTTTTATGAATTTTTGTATATCAGTCCACAATCCATAAGGATTTGCAACATTAGCTCTTTGTGCGGATGTTCCTAAATTTTTTAATAACAACATCAAGGCTAATGAATATCTATTGTGTGAGCTGTCTAAATTTGTTAGTGGTCGTAAAACTTTGTTTATCATACTATCTGTATAATATTGTTGCACAGAATTTTTATATGTGTATTTTTCTATTTCGTTAATAGCTTCTAAAAAATCTGTATTTATTTTTCTACTATATTTTATGTATTTACCAGTCTTGTGATCCTTTGCATTTTGTCCTCGTGCTAACTTGTAAGCACTTTTATACATCCATGCAGAAGTATCAACATAGTCTATGTAAAATTCATGTGATAATCCTTTTCCTTTGCTTCTTTGCCATAGATTTTGTGTTTGTTCAGCTAATCGTTTATCTGCTGTTATAAAATGTTTTATTATTTTGTTAGCTATTATTGTAGATCCACCAGTAGCAGATCTAGCATTTATGTCAGCTTGTATCTCATTATATATGTCAGCAACTTCTTTTCTTTCTTGTAAATATTTTACAAACAACTCACTTGCTTTTGGTGCGTTTGCCATTGTCCATCTCGGCCTTGTTAAAAATGCCATCATAAATTCAGCCATCAACTCTTTGCTACTTTCTCGGTATTTAATGAAAGCTCTTCCGCTTGCAGTTCTTGAAAGCTTTGCTTTATTGTAAGGGTGCCATCTTTCTGTTAGTCGTATTAATTCTTTTTTTACATCTGAAGCACGTACCAAACCTCTTTCTCTCATTGTTTTCTCGACATTCTTTGCAAAAATTTCCATAGCTCTAGCTTGAAACTCTTTGTCAGTTTTTGTATTAGTTTTTTCACCTTTTATTTTTGCTATAATTTTATCAACGTATGGATTTACCATATCTTTTATTGCATCTCTACCTATAGCAACTTTTAATTCGTTTGATAATTTTACTAGTTCGCTATAAATGTCTGGATCAATCAATTCTTTTATTTGTGCATCAGTATACACTCTTCTTAATATATCTGGAGTTATGCCATATTTAGAAGATAAAACTTCTTCTGTTCTTTTAATTTCTTTTGCTGCAAAAGCTTCTGCCTCTTTTCTAAGATTTATTAATTCATCTCTTGTAAGTCCGCTAGATCCTACCCCATCTGGATCAATAAACTCATTCAAAAATTGACGTAATGCAACTAGCCTACCTAATATATTACCTCTACTTAGTGTATAATCTTCAGGATTTTTTCCTATATAATCTACCAAATGCCCTATTTCGTGAGCTAAAACTGTTGTAAACAATTTTGGATTTGCTTGTATTTCTCTTTGTAATACTATTTGCATTACATCTCTTTGTTGCTCTCTAGTTCCTCCTCTTACTAACTCGCCAGTTTCGATGTCAATTTTATCGGCTAATGATCTAAAAAAACCATAAGCAGTACCAGTTTTACCCATAATTACTGGGTTTTTCATCAATGCTCTTGATAGTTCTATTAAATCAAATGTAGTCAAACCTTTTGCTGAATTATATAACATGTTAGCGTGCGGATTAAATTTAGGCATATTTGGTAATTCAGATAAATTTTCATTTATTGGTATTTCGTCTGGCATTTGTAAAAAATCATCTTTACCATCCGATCTGTTTGCGTAAGCATTTGTAGTGTAAACTTTATCGTTATTACGCACATAGTTACGATAGTAACTGTCTGCTTGGTATTTTAGTGGGCCTGTTATTTGTTGTACTCTAACAGCTGCAACAATCTTGTTGTCTAAATCATTTGTTACAACTAGCACATTATTTACAAATTGAAATCTTACTGTTTGTTTTGGTTTTGTTTTTAATGATTCGTATATATTTAATGGTATTGCAAAGTATCGTTGTTTTTCTCTAAGTATCATTGCGTCAAAATTGAAACGTGAATAACCATTTCTTTTTACAGCAAATACTTCGTCTACTAGCGTTGATTTTTTGTTGTTTATGTTTTTAAAATTTTTAGATAGAAACTCACTTTTGGTATTGTATTTTGTTGCCTTTGTTGTATTTCTTTTTATTACATCTGCTAACTCTGGATATGTCTTTTTATCAACAAACATTTTGTGTGATCCAACTATAGAACGTGTAGCGATACCATTCTTTTCTGTACCAAACTTAGAAAACTCACCATCCAGTAGTTCGTTATTGAGTGGCAAATTTTCTTTATCAGTTCTGTATTCAATTATGTCATCATTAAATTGTCTGTTATTTTGTTTTTCTTTAAAACCAGCAAGTACAGATCTTTGTATAGT